AATTAAGCATCAGCATTGGAGCCCGTTGGAAATGGCCTCGATGTGCGTCAAGATCGACACCGAACGCGACATTGCCGCGCAGATTTTGCGTCACCGTTCGTTTTCTTTCCAGGAATTTTCCACTCGCTACGCCAAAACCGGACTGGCCGAAATTCCTAGATGGCGGACGCAAGACGAAAAGAATCGACAGGCTAGCCACGATGATCTTGATCAAGACGCGATTCAGCAGTTCGACAGGCAGGCCGCAGTTCTTTTGCGAAACATTTATTTAACGTATGAAGAAATGTTGAAAGCTGGAGTGGCTAAAGAATGCGCCAGACGCATACTTCCACTCTGCACGCCCACCACGCTTTATATGCACGGCACGCTCAGGAGCTGGATTCATTACATCCAACTGCGCTCAGCCAATGGCACGCAGCTTGAGCATCAAGAAATTGCTCTTGAATGCCGCAACATATTTACTCAACAGTTCCCGGTAATTTCGGAGGCTGCTTTTGCGTAATTATTGCAACCATGAGTTCGTCACGATTGAAAGTCGTCGAACTCCTATTTCCGTGCGTCGCCGCAAGCAATGCAAGCTTTGCGAGGCTCGTGTCACAACACATGAAGTGTCCGCTGATTTTTTTGAGCAGGCGCAGCAAAATCAGGTCGTGGTCGACAAGCTTCGCATGCTGATCTCGTCTGAGGTTTCATGTAAAAGCTGCATGCATAATGTCGACGGCGCCTGCAGCTTCGACCTTCCTGAGTACAACACCATTGACGCTAACGATTGCAACTTATTCGATGGCAATCACTAAAAACTGTCGCCCATGCCTCGTCTGCTCCTGCCAGACCACTGCCCCGGTCTATTGCGATCGTTGCTATCGGCGCACGCCAGCAGGCCGTGCCGAAATCGCAATAAAGAATAAATACAGGCAGGTTCCTAATGGCGGCCCATGTGCGGCATGCTTGCACTGGATTGGCCGTTGCGGCCTCGGTCTACCTGAAGGTGGATCAGAATATGCCAGGGACTGCTCCTTGCTTTTACTTCAAAACGAATTATGCGTGGCCACCCATTCTTGAACCCAATTGAGGCGGCTCTTATCCGTTGGCTTGCCGGTTCCCCTCGAATCGGTTACATCGCGGTTAAGCAGCACAGCAGCCTAACCACTTGGATTTTGCGGGATCACACAGATGCTGTGATGCCAACTGAAGAAGAGTATGAAGAAGACGATGAGCCGCTATCCATGCAGCTTGAGCGCCTTTACCATTTACCCGATGCCGATCGCTAGTGCATGTATTTGCCTAGCGCAGGCGTCGGATCGCATGGCGCGCATCCCATGACCTGGGGCGTCAACACTTATTTCAAACCTTGGTTTTTTGATGGAAAAGTCGTTTATTGGGGCCACCCGTCCCCTGACCGCAGAGACGCTTTGCGAGAAGCTGCCGCAATGGCAGATCGAAACCGGCAAGGCTAATTTCATGGATTATTTGTACGACTTGTACGATCGTGACAACGCAGAGCTTGGCCTGCAGGGGACTTACACAGGGCTTTGGGAGCAATTCAAGGAAGACACTGCGCAGATCATGCGCGCTGGCCACATTGAAACCGGTATTCTTTAATGCAAAAAATCATTGGTCTTTACAGCCCGGCACCGCAGTCGGGCAAATCAACGATTGCGCGTGAGCTAGAAAAGCGCGGTTATACAGTTGTGCCATTTGCTGAGACGTTAAAGCTGATGCTGATTCCGATGCTGGAATCACTTGGCTATGACGAGCATGGGGCCAATTATTTGGTTCATCAAGCCAAGCAGGTCGTGGTTGGCGACGCTGGCGTTAGCGTGCGCCACATGCTTCAGACGCTGGGCACTGAATGGGGGCGGCAGTGCATTCATCCTGATATCTGGGTGCGCTGCTGGAAAGGTCGCGCTCAGCGTTTTGATGCTGTCGTGGCTGATGACGTGCGCTTTCCAAACGAAGCAAAAATCATCAAGCTACTCGGTGGCGAAATGTGGCGCGTTGATCGCCCGGACAGTGTACGTACATTTGATCATTCCAGCGAAGGCTCTCTCGATACTTATCGCGAGTTTGATCGCTACATCACAAATGAAGGGACAATTGACGAGTTAATCAGTAAACTTCAGGATATTCCCGTTTAGCCAATGGCTAGTTTGCGTTACCACGCCGGCCGCATGGTGCTTTATGAGTCACCATCCGGCTGGCGGGTGCGCATTAAAACCAAGGAGGGCAAGCTCGACTTGCCCCTTATGAGTTCTGATTTGGATGAAGCGATTCTGCAAGCAGAAACGCTTTATGCCGATGCCAGAGCGATCAGCAGTAGCAAGCCCTTTTGTTACCAGTGCATTCACTGGAAGGCATCTGCGGCAAGATGTGATTTAGGGTTTCCTGAAGGACGATCATCCGGTGGACGATTCGCAAAAGACTGCAGTGCCTTTAAACGCGATCGACTGCGGTGATGGCTATTTCATCGAAAGCGGCATCGAACCGCATCTTGGTGAGGTGCGTTATGCCGCTTGCATGCCCGGTGGCGCTATCTGCCGCTACTCCAATGATTTATGGCAGGCGCAAATCTATATTGAACAGATGAAGGGCAACCGATGCCAGTGATCCACTCATAAACCTGTTGCGCCCGATACCAGCTCCAGTGATGCTGCATCGTCCACCAGGTCCACAGCGAAGTGTGGCCTTTTGAAGCATTGCAAGAAAGACAGGCGGGCACGCAGTTCTCAGGAACCGTGAGTCCGCCTCTCGCTTTTGGCTTTACGTGATCAATTGTAGTGGCATGACGACCGCAATATGCGCAGCAGTCATGCCATGCACTAAAAATTGATGCCCTGAATCGTTGTTTTGTTACTTTCTTACTAACCAGTTCGACGCCATCGATCTGGTGTTCCATAACTAACGAGACAGGGCTCCCGCATAGGGTAGCTAGGAAAGGTGCTCCCAGCTTGGCATCACTTGAGCTTGACCATTGTAATGTCCCACTTTTCCGTAGTCAATGTCAGGGATCCCAGCAGTTATGACAAAAACCATTTGGCCAATTTTCAAGCCAGGGTATAGGGGAAGCGAATGCAATCGACGAGCATTAACTAACTCTAAAGTTAGCTTGCTTCCTGACCATAGCGGATCTGCAAATCCTGCGTGGCTGTGCTCGTAACCTTCACGAGCACGAGAAGACTTAAGACAAAACATACCGCATACATCATTCGGCATGTTGAAGGTTTCATGTGTTTCCGCAAGCACAAACTCGCCAGGCGCCAGCCAGTAAGGATTCTCGGCAGTGCAATGCGCAATCGACTGAAGCTGCAGTTCAGACGTATGCTCGACTTCAACCATGATGTTGCCGCCAAGCCTGAGGTCAAGCGATGCCGGATTGAGCAGCTCGGGCTCGAATGGCTCGATCATCTGCTCCTCTTCGATAAGGCGCTGGATTTCGCGGTCGTGAAGGATCATTCGGAATTAGTAGTCCCATTGCACTTTAGGACGCCCTGCGCGAATTCCCGTGTGGATGAATCCGCGCGGTGCTCCGCGACCAGTGCTGTAAGGCCAGTTCTTGAGGCACCAGTCCTGAAGCTTGTAGATGTCGACACCTTGGATGTACCAATCAACAGCCCCGACCCCAGGCCCGTTGAATAGATGTTCCGATCCCGATGCTCCGCCGACCGAGCGGTTGATCGTTAACGGCCTGTAACCACTTGTAACAATCACGGGCTTGTTGCCGAATGCCGCTCGCGCCCGCTCAAGAAATGCCGCCAGTTCAGCCGCTGTGTCGACTTGATACTGGTGATCAAACCTGCGCGCTGCCTGCCCAAGCGCGAATTCACCCAGTGTGATGTGCGGCGTCAGTCGAGCACTGAACGGGCTATTTGGTGTCAGCTTGGCAGGATCTTGCTGAACCTCAGGCTGCTTCGGCAGGCTAGAGCGCCAGAGTTCTCCTTCCGCGCGACGACGGCGAAGAAGACCAGCTTCCACATTCGTACCCGGATTGCGATACAACTCAAGCGCTGCTGGCACTGCGCTCCAGTCGCGTTCGCGCAATCGCTTGCTGATGGTCTCAAAGCCAACAGTGCCATAGAAGCCAGTCCCAAGGTTGTAGGCGAATGAGATCAGAGCAGACTGCTGCCCATCTGTCATTGCCGACCAGTGCGGCACCGTTTCGCTGAGTTTTTTAGCGATTTGATCGATTTCAGTGCGGACGAACATGTCCGCTTCAATCACGGTGATTTTGTCGCCACGACTAACACACCTCCCACCTGGGTAGCGAGTGGTGCCGTAACCGATTGTCCAAGGATCACCGCCACTAAGTGGATCGGGGTAGGCAGTGAGATGACAGCCCTCGAATTCTTTGATGAGTTTTAGCGCTGAGGCATAATCGCCTTGCTTGCCACCCTGACTCCAAGTTTTGAACCAGTTCTGATCGCGTCCAAAGATATGCGGATTCGCTTTATTGATCGCATCCTCGAGATCGCTCAATGCCGCCATTTGATGTGGCAATGCTTTGTAATATTTAAATAAATCAAGAAGGCGGATTTTGTTTTGCGTCATCGCTCCAGGGTGCGTGAATACTCATTGCGCCACCGAGGAGGCGGCTGTCGCCAGTTTGCAATTCATCATCAATCGAATGTTCAATGATGAC